ATGGTTTGTGTCATCTCGATCACATTCATGTTTCTCATGAAGATAACACATTCTAGTTGCGATACGTTGATACCTTCAGACAGAATTGAACGATGGAGTACAACAAACTTTTTGTCACTATCTCTACCCCATGCGTTCAATGTGTTGAAGAATATCTCACGACTGACTTTCTTACCGTCAATCACAGCACCAGTCTTTGCAGTTATGTAAAGATAAGAATATCCACGTTGTGCAAGTTGGTCTGCAAAATCAGTCTCAAAGATTGTGGTGAGTTGTCTCGTAGTCTTAGAACATACCAGAATCTTCTTCACATCCATCTCATCAATCGTAGAGAGAATGTTGTTACTCTCAAGGTGTGGAGTGATAGATGCTTTGTCCATCTTATCCATCTCGATCACCTTCACTTTAGGAGGAAGAATGAACCCACCATCAACAAGCTCAGGTGCAGATACACGAGCGATGATGTCACCGTAGACCTCGCGATCGTTCATCCCTGGTTTATTGATAGTAACCGAAGTCTTACGAGTTGCGGTGAAATAGTAACAACGATCTGCATGACGAGAGAAATACTCTGTAGGACCGAAGAAGTGACGTTGGACACTGTTATGTGCCTCGTCAAAGTAAATCGTGTCTACAGGGATTCCAGACTCTTGCACACGGTGCAGGGAATGATATGTCGTGAAGATGATAACATGTTCACGAACGGTTTGACACATCTCCACAAACAACTTGATCCGTTCTGCTTTAGTTGTCTTGAAATGTTTCGTTTCTCCACTATGAACATGGAGAACATTTGCATTTGTGATGTGCTCCAGGTACTCTGAAGAGAGTTGTTCTGCAAGGAGAATACGAGGTGCGACAACAACAATCACACGGGGAACTTTGATCTCAAAACGACGCACAGCGTCCATGATTGCGATCAGTGTCTTACCACCACCAGTGGGAACAATCACCTGACCGATGGCATTTTGGTGAAGTGCATCGAGTCCACGTTGCTGGTGCGGACGGAGGGTGATTGTCATATGGTTGGTGTCTGTAATAATAGGGCAGTTTAGAGGTGAGTAACTTTATTGAATAACGTTTGAGGGAGGTTTCATGAGTCTTTCGATTGCATCTCTTGACTCTTGTCTCCTCTCTATCTCTTTATCTGGAGATAAGATGTTGATAGTACAGATGAACAATGAACCGATTACAATGTAGAATAGGAAACGGAATGCAAACATCAGTTAAAACGACCATCAGTGAAATTAGCGAATGCAAACTCCTCACGATTGACAAGTTTGAATGAACCCAACTCGGTGTGGAATACATAACCCTCACCGTCAGTTTCTACATCATCAAAAATGAAACTACGAGGTGCATCATTGACAATCATAGACTCCATAATGTCCTCTTTGATTTCGATAATCATCTGATAAAGATTGACCAGATAAACACAACCAAAGATATCAAATAGATTAGAATCAGTCAAGTCGCGACCCTCTTTGATCAGAGAATTGATCTTCTGTTTCGCAACATTTGCCTCCTTGGTTGTCATGAACTGAACATTGGTGGTATTAAGTTTCGGTGCAGTTTGACTAGAAGGAAGACGATCAATAGAAGGTTGCACCCACTTGATGATAGCGGTATCAACAAACATCTCAGTGAGTGGTTTACAAACAGAAGACCACATCTCTTCCTGAACATTCACAACAGTGTGAGGTGCAATCACCATCTTCTGTGAAATCTCCTCGGGGAAAAGATACGAAATGGTGTTAGGTTTCAGAACTTGAGTGCGACCGAAACCCAACCAATCACCCCAATAGATGTTCTCTGTGCGGGGAAGATACTTGAGACAATATGATAGGATCTCAACGACTTCTATTTGATGACCAAAGTGAGTGAAGATGTCGTCTGTGGTATAACAAAGACGAATCTTTTTCTTGTTGAATGCTGCTTTGGTACAAACAAAGAACTTACCATTAGCAGGATTAGTACCCCAAACAAGTGACATACCATCCATCTTCATCGTAATATCTGCGGGTGCAAAGAGTGCATCAATCACAGACATATCACCCGTGAGGATGAGGTCTTCGGGATGTTCAAGATGGGTGGATGTCATAATGTTTGTGGTGTCTTACATCAATGGGGCAGTTTAGAGGTGAGTAACTTTAATACTCACATATTATCAGGATATAAGGTACATTTAATCATCAACCCTTCCTCTCCAGTGGAAGGATTTGGTGCTTGTCTCATTGAAAACTTATACCCCTCACACAAAATTCTTTGAGGTGGTTTAGGTGTTCCATTCTTTTCAACTGCCCTTTCTGTTCTTAAAGAGTTAGGTAAAAAGAACCATTTTCCACTTTCAATGATATTATCCCAGTCTATGATAGATGTTCGACCACCACCAGGGCGTCGAAAGTCAATTTGATCATCATCGAAATAACCGTTTTCACCAGTGAAGAATGACATAATTTAGTGTTGATTACAGTAATGGGGCAGTTTAGAGGTGAGTAACAATAATACTCACTATTTTTGACGGACAGAGTTAATAACCACTTTATCTGTGGGATATCTTGCCTCTACAAGTTCGATGATAAATCGACGTTCTGCACGATCAGATTCGATCTCAAAGTTATGTCTTGCTCCACGTCTATCATACCATGCACCTTTGCAATTGTAAATTGTCATGAGTTACGATCATCCTCCATCATTCGTGTGAGAGTTTCATGAATAGCTCTGAGACTAGATCGAGAATAACCTATTGAATATGGTGCAGTTTTCTCTACATTACGAGGATCATATTTGTCCACTGTATAATCAACACCAGACAAAACTTTCATCGTGTCTTCAATACCTTCTAAGAGGATTTCCAGTTCATACTTATGAATAGTGATCATGATTGTTCCTCCTCAAGTTTTACACATTCGTCCATGATTTCACGGAGTTCTTTTAACTGTTTGTAGAAATCTTCCATGTCATAGATCTCACCGGGTGAGTCTTGAATTTCTTCCCACATATTCACTTACCGTTTGTGTAATCACCTACAAGTTGATAATGTCCTTTGACATTATAGTATCCAACCTCTGCGTATCCATACTCTTCAGAGAGATTGAAACAAAGATCCCATGCCCTGTCAAGATCATCGAAACAATCGGTGTTTTCGTATGGATCAGATGGACATTTGACAAGATAGTGAGTCATGGTGGTTTAAAGTGTCTTACATCTATAGGGCACTTTAGAGGTGAGTAACTTTAACTGCGTTTTAGTTTATCAATAACTAAATCTGCAGTTTGATTAGGCAAATCTCTCTCTAATTGATCAATCTTATTCTCTAGATCTCCTCTTTTCTTATCTTTCTTCTGTTGCATTCTCTGTTGAACTGCATCCTTTTGCAAGTCCAATCTTTTTTGGTCTAGAACATTCTCATTAAATTGTTTGAATGTCTTCATGTACTCATCCTCTTATTAACTCGTCCTAAGATCTTTGTCTTACCCTTAGAGTCAGGATTCTGACCAGTTTCTTTCTTATACTTCGCAGTTTCTTGGTCCTTCATTATACCTTTCAACATTGTATTTGCCTGATTCTTAACCTTGTCACGTTCTGCTCTAGTTTTACCTGATGCTTTCGTTGGGGTATAATTAGGGGATACTTTCTTGGGTGTTGTTTTCCTTGTCAAAAGTTTAGATGCTTCTTTACTCGCATCCCTTGAAGATGTAGTGGTTTTCTTAACCTCACCACCACTCTTTCTTGCGGCAATTCTTGCCTGTGCTGCTTTCTTTCTCTCTGCCTTAACCTTATCGGCGTAAGATTGTCTGACCTGTTTGTCATCTAAAGCTTTTGTTGGTTGTTGTTCTACTTCAGAACGTTTACGTTGACTACCAACATCTTTACGATCTTTATATGATACAGGTGCAGTTTTACCACCACCGATTGCCTTCATTCGGCGTGTCTCTGTTTCAGACTTCTTTCTCTTACGATATACTCTACCGCCTTCACCTGATTGTCTTATTGATGCACCACCTGCCAATTCATCTGGAATCGATGCTTCGGTCATAAACTGTGTAAATGACTTCATGTTAACTCCTTAACAGTACCAGTCCATCCACCATTCTTACCATCAGTATTAACCATCAAGGTATCTGCTTCAGATGATGTCATTTCTAGTGCTTCTGAAATATCATCAGACCAATGATTACCTCCAGTATAATAAACAGGAACACCTGCTAATTTTGAAGTTTTCTTGAGAATGGTTGCCATCACTCTTTCAGGTTTTTGTCATACTATTTATGACTAATTAGGACTAAAAAAGGAGGGGAGGTCTCGCGGAAGGAGACACAATTACATAGACCCTCCAATCCATATCAATCTTTTCCTTCTTCTTTTACTTTACCTGCTTCACTAGGACCAACCCAAACTCGACTATCTTTATAGAATGAAACAACACGATTACGACGAAGTTCTAATAGAACATCATACCTTTCTTGTTGATCTTTAGTGAACGTGAAGTTTTGATCTTTGTAGACCTTCTTCATGTCAGTGATAGAACGAAGAACTGCTGAGTTGTTGACCATGATGTGAGTTGATTACAATGATGAGGCAATTTGGAGGTGAGTAACTTTAATTACCACCGATCAGGGGTTGAGAGATCCTCAACGTATGCAGTCACGTTCTCAGTGCCTTGCACATCAAGAACTTTTTCCCAGTCAATGTTATGAGGTTGGAAATCATCAAGTACATCCAACTCCAACGTGATGCGATACTTAGTTCTTTGAGCGTAAGCGAAAGAAGGCATAAGTCAGTCCCCTGATTGATTACCTTGTAATTATAGAGTATATAGCAACCAAAGTCAAGATTTAGTGTACTCTTGTTGAACTGTCACAGGTATGGTGTCAAAAAATAGATTCTTAACATTACCAGCAATAATGAAAAAGTTGGTAACAATCAACTGAAACATGATAAGAGTACGAATGATTGCAATTCTGTCTGCTTCATAATCACTTCGTCCCTCCTTTCTACCAAGAGCAAGTGCCCATATTCTCCATGCACTTCTCTTCTTTTTACTCATTCATATATCCTTCCTTGATAAGATACTCTTCAGTCAAGGGTGTAGGTGAATAAATTTCCCACATTGCACCAGTATTACATGCCTTAAGTGCTGATAATGTCATACCTTCTGTTTTACCTGCCCAGGTTGCTTCTTTCTCCCAAGGACGTGCAGCAGGGGGATAAGTTCTTCTGACCATCTCCTGCCAAATTTCAGGTACATCTTCTTCAGGTAGGATAAGTGCGATCAGTGAATTATTAATAGTCCCTGCCATACAATCCTGAGCTGCATGCCAACCCTCATGTCTAAGTACACTCATCAAAACATGTTCTCTCTTTACATGTTCATCATTTAGATAGAAATTATTACTGACTGTATGATATACACCACGATGTCCTACTGGAAAATATTCTGTAGGTGCAATGTAAACCTTACTACCTGCTTTGTTCAGTTCTGATACGAGTTGATTAAATTCCTTCCCATTTCTGTACTCTTCATTAAAATAACTTTCAACATCACGAATGGATTTAACTTCAACAATACCATCCTTACAATCACCAACAAGGAGACAACCCATTGAATGATTAGTAAAGTAATCATCAGGGAAAGTAAGTGGGTTCGACTGAAAATCATTTAGTGTTTTTCTCGGAACATAAGTGAAACCTTTAGCAAACGATTGTCCACCAATCAATGATGCAATCAATCCTAATCCAATCAGTGTTTTTTTCATTTTGTTTTCTTAACTGGCCATGTAATGTGCAATGTTGAGACAATAGAAAATGTAAACAATACAACAAAGACTGTACTCATTCGGATGACCTCCAATCTTTTCTCATCTTTTGATATGTATCATTATAAGTTGCAAGGTCTCTCACTTTTTTGAAGACACGAGCAGACTCTGCATATTCACAGGTATCCCAATCTTTCTCCTGTGGTTTTATCTTACCACAAGAATCATACTTTTGTCCACTATGATGGTTTGCATATCTTCGAGCACGAGTGAAACCCATCTCTAGAAACTTACGGCACATATCCATACCGATGAAGTCCCTATTGTCCCTGTAATCAAGATACATTGCATATATCTTGTTACTAGATTTTACGGCAATATCTGGGGACTTAAATCTCCAATGATCACAAATGTCGTCAGTATAAGGGCGTACCAATAACACTCCTTGTTCGCCCCTTCCAATGCGATAAAGTTTGCGAGTTTCTGTATCTGTGAAGTCAAGTGATTTGTAATCAAGGTCATAATCAAACTCTTTCATTCAAAAATAGGGTTAATTTGTTTACGCATCTCTTCAAGATGTTTCGGGTCATTACCATAATAACCCATGTTCATATAAACACAATCAATATATCTCAAATCTTCACGTTTCGCATCATAGGTAAAGTAATCACAAAATTCAATAACTTCATGAGGAACCTCTACCTGTTTATAATCAATATCAATAATCATTTGTCATCAAAATCTTTTCTACATTTCACATATTCAAGTTGATGCCAATACCAATGGTGGCATACTATTAGAGTGTGAATCTTTTTGTGTCTTTCATTCTTTGTATATTGACAGTTAGGTTTATCCTTAACTCCTGTCTCAATAGTAATATAGAGTTCATCAACAAAATATATCCACCCTTCATCAACCTCACCAGTAGAACGGATCCACTTCACATAATCATCAATTTGTGGTGTGTATGGATGAGCCATACGGTCCTTACGTGTCTCCATTGATGCCTGGTAATCCAATGATTGACATTGTTTCTTGTTGTTTGAAATAGAGTTTGACATAACAACGGAGTGCATCTTGAAGGACTTTAACATCAGTGCATTTTTCAATGTCTCTAGACAATTGTTCGTAAGCAAATTGTTTAGAGGGAGTGTTGATTTCTACAGAGGATGGGTCTAGGTCTTTCATAGGAATGCTCTTTCTAATGGATTTAGGTTGAGTTGCATTGCTGTATATGGACTAGTATCATTAATATTTACTTCTTTACCTGGTTTCTTTGAATTGATGGGGGCATAGTAAGTGTGCGTGATATTTCTCTTTGTTCTCTTGTATTTGACGAATCCCCAGATACAACGAGATTCATCACCATTATTGTAGAGAAACCTGCGATTACATACAGTCCAGATAGCATCAACATTAGTCTTAAATTGTACCGATTCATATCTGTATCCGTTGGGAGGTTCATGAATAAAGTCAGAGGGAAGTTCAATCATAATTTACTAATAACAATGAATATGTCAAAGAGGGCGAATCTCTGTGTTGATTGCACCCTCTGTCTTAACATGTCTTTCAAACATCATTGCATCCCTAATGTCATAAAATACGGCTTCTTGGGAAGACCAATGATTCTCTTTTTTCTTTGGTTTCTGATACTTGAGAAGGAACTTCACGGGTGTCTTTGTAATGATATAGTGTGTCAATTATGAGTTGTCTCCAACCCATAAGTTCGTCAAAACACTCCTGATTGTATGCACAACCACGGAGTTTTGAATCTGCTTTATATACACTCTCAATCATAAGATCAAGAGCTCGAGATTGATTTTCAGTCATCGAACACTTTACACATTGGTGAACCTGGATGATCATCACAGAACTTATCTAACACTTTATCCTGATGACGATTCTTTGGATCAGCAATCTTACCTTCTGTATTTGGATCCCACTCATCAGGTGAGTGTTCTTCATTACAGTGCAAATCTACCTTGTACTCATTCCACTTATCATTTGCATCATAAAGTGGATCGGATGGATCTTTTTGACGGGGACTAGACATAGATCAAGTTACGAATTGCGTTACTACTTTAGACGTTTCTTCGTCCAACAGTGCGTATTTAGAAGACTTCTTTATGTTCTCTCGTAACTTGGTGTAACAACCAATGTTGAGATCATCGTCTTCTGATACAACAATATCGAAACATTGCTCATCACTCTCGGCGATAATGTTCCAAACACCACCATACTCTGACTGTGGAAAGGGAACGAAATGGTCAACAATGTACAAGTACTTCATCTTCTCCTGTAATTACTCCTTAATTTTATCAGTGATATTTAAAGATGTCAAATGAACTCCTCAAGATAATATTCTAATTGAATGTTCAGTTCATCTGCTTTTGACTGACATTCATCAAGAAAATCTTCCATGTCGGAGACTTCAATTTGTTCAAGTTTGCGTTCAATACTCATTTTTTAAGTTTCCTTACAAGGTGTTCAGCCCACTCCTCCATCTTATCAGGATGAATGGATCTGATGTCTACATCTTCGACCGCTTTCCGAATTGACTCAATTTCCTCGGTTTTAAGTTTACGATCGTTTGGTAGTGTCATAGAGATTCAAGATTTAAATCTGGTTCACTATATTTAAACACGATTTTATCTTCATTTCCTGACTCTGTATCATTTCTATAAGGAACATCATCTTGACTAACTTTCACCACAGTATTGTTCCACGCGCGTTGTGATGCTTTCTCATAATGAGACAAATATACAGGTAGATATGCCATCAGAGCATGACTAACATCTACGATTCTTTGAGTATCATTTTGACTCACTGCATCATTCAGTTCATCAACCATGAACTCTACGGTAACAATCTTATTGAATGCTGCCTCAAGATCACTCATCACTTCCCAAGTTTTTTGATAATCCATAGTCATTTGATGATGCTCCAGTTGGAATCGTTTTCTTTACTCATCCAGAAGTGATACCGACCACTAATAGATGACAAGAACCACTTTTCTTGGTCCTCTTGTTCTATTTTACACGAATGTAAAGAATCCATCAAGTTTGCAAATCGATTCTTTGCTTTACTAGACTTTGGTTGGACTGTGATGAACTGTGATTTCATGTTCTTTAAAGTTGCTTAGACTGTTCCTATCATCCAGGACAAACCTAGTCTATAGGAAATAGAGGAGACTGTCAAGCCCCACTCAGATGGACTCGTAAAGTCTCTGAACTACCCAGATACTATAAACCCCCACAGGGGTCTCCTGCAGGGGTTATAGGACAGTTTATGGACTGTCTCAGGTTATCTTGCCCGATCCCATGCACAGTGAGCACGTCGTCCGTCTTGAAGGACATAGTGGAAGAAGATTTGATGATAGTAGTAAGGATTTGTTTTCTTTAAGAAAGGAATTATATCTCTTTTCCTAACTCCTGGCATGGGATTACGCCAGTGTGGTCTTTCACAACCCTTATACAATAATCCATCACCAGGTTCTAAAGAAAGTGATCTTTCTTCGCCACTGGGTGTCTTAATCCAAAAAGGCCACTTAGTATCTTGACCTTTCAAGTTTGTGCTGATGTGTACAGATACAGAAATTTCACATGCATCACGGTCTGCGTGCCTAGTCAGTTCTTGTCCAGGGAAATAGAACCGATCATAGTAATAAGTATTATACAACTTACGACCAATTGATTTTTCTAATTTCTTACGAATACCAGAGTGTATTCTACGATATTGTGGATGCCAGTATCTTGCGATTGATCCCTCAACCTGTCCCTCTTCTGGAACATGATTGAAGTGTTCTGGATTATTATCCCAATAATTATATTGTCCTTTTTCAGGTGGTACAGGGTGATAGAGTGCTTCAGGATCCCAAAGATCTTTAATTACAAGATATCCATCTTTATCAAACTTTTCATTACGAGTCCATGATGTTCCAGTGTTCATCCTTTCTTGGAACTGAATTTGTTCCGATGTCATTTGTTCTACCATTACTTCCACCTCGGTCCAACAGTCCATCCAACGATAGACTTACGGGTTCCTTTTGTGACTTTCAGAACTCGGTGTTGTGTGCGGGAGTCAAACAACACAATCGTACCACGCCTACGAGGGACAATGTAACTTTTGCCCGTATCATCCAACATTTGTACATTTCCACCCTCATAATCATCAGGGTCAGAGAGTTGCATCGCAAAAGACAGTTTACGAACCATTTCTATCTGTTCGTTCACTAAATCTTGTGCCAATCCTTCGGCACGGTTACCAACGGCAACAGGTTTATAATGTGTTGATAGTCCAGAATCATTATGCCATCCGTAGAACTGACCTTCACCATATCGGGTATATTGCATCGACTCTCCATCAATACACCGCAGATCATACAAGAAGTTTTCGCGATTAGCACGTTGAATATAGTGCCATAAAAAACCACCGACCCAATGATCAGTGGGAATCCAAGCGTTTTGTGAGTTGCGCTTATCTTTATTCAGAGCGTCACCAGCAAGTTTGGAATCCGCCATTTGTTCATCAAACTTTTCAGATACGTCCCGTTCAATGATATCTACAATTTCTGTCGGAATATCTGTATAATACCAAATCGATTGATATGCCATATGGTCATAATAATTTCAGTTCCATTATATATGGAGATTAAAGGAGAGTCAATCATTTAATCCAACACCAACAATAATCATAGTCACTCATTGAATTTGAAATTGAATTTTCACTTCTAAATTCATTCACAGCCATCATTACTTGGTCAGAATCTGAATCATGACCAGAAAAAAGACCACCTTTTTTTAATTTTGGATACCAAATTTCAAGATCATTCTTTGCCTGTGCATAAGACATGTAAGTATCTACAAAAATAAAGTCCAAAGATTCATCATCAAATCTGTCTGAACAAATATTTGAATCTTCTTCATAGAAAACTACTTTGTCATTCATTCCTGAGTATTTGATTCTGTTTAATGCTAAAGATCGTATGATGTCAATTTCCTTTTCACCAACAATCATATGGGGAGTTCCATCATATGGAATCTTTAAGTAATCTGCGTATGGTTTATAAGAGTCAATACCATAGAGTGTTTTGATGTTGAGGCAATTGTGCAAAAGAGTGACAAAACTCTCTGCTTCAAAAATTCCCAACTCAAGACCCACCAAATCACTCCCCATAAGATTGATTGTATGAATCAAACTTTTGATTGATGATTTTCCTGGAATATACTGAGAAGTATTAAATGGATAATTGACGAAGTTGTATGGTTCTTTGTAATTTATCATTAACAATTTAGATTAAAGGAAAGAATAGTTCTTGTTTTACTACTAATATTTGGTTCTGTATAGTGTAAGATTGAAGAGGTAAAAAATA